TAATTCGTCTAAAAATGTAGAGTTTAACTGATCTTTTAAAAGAGTTAAAGCTCTGTTTATTTGTTTTTGGTTAGATACATCATACTCATCTTTTGGTTCTGGTATTCTTACATTTATCTTAGCCATTATCTTCTACCATCTGGTTGTAGATCTAATCGTAAAGTTCCAAATCTCCACTCTTCACCATTAGAATCGTTCTCTATCTTAACATTAACAAATCGTCCTCTCGCTCTTGTATCTTTTTTAGTTGTGCTTGAATCAATTGTAAAAGGACTTAATGTTGTTGTGCTATCAGATTGTTGTGGATATCTTTTGATGGCTAAACTAACTTTAGCGTTTCCTGCTAATGTTTTAAAATCAGGTACAAATCTTCTCATTGCAAGAAATACTTCACCAGCAACTTTTGGTCCTGTTGCTCTGCCTTGTGCATTTCTTTGTCTTTGTTCTAAATCTATATCGTAAGATTTTATAAAAGAAGAAATTGTAGTTGTGCTACCATCTTCGTTAACTTGATCAGTTCCGATCTCATGTTCAAAATATTTAGTGCCTCCTAAATCTCTTTCGCCTACTACTTCAGGAAAAGTTCCAGCATCTGTGCTGTCGTATTTAGTTGCGTATGGTCTAGGATAGATAGTTGCATCCATCCAACTTGTTCTTGCCTCTGTTCCTGTATACCAACATTTTTCACCATAATTTAGAACAACATATTTATCGTTAAAGTCGGAGTTATTTGATGGATAGTACCAAGTAACTTCAGTAAATAAATTATTTAAACCTGCAGCAACCTGTTGTCCTTTTGTTGTGTTAAAATTGTTAAATACAAAATCTTCTACAGTGCATGGTAATGATTTGACTGTACCATCAAACATAAAGAAACCATTGTTACTTAACCAAAAAGCGGCACCATCTATCTCTACAACTGCATTCTTACCAATCAATCCACAGTTTGTACCTACTTGTTCAAATCCAAACGTAAAAGGTGCGCCTACAAACTTCATGGTATACAAAGCATTATCTGTCCATATCAAGATAACTTCTTTTGCTTTTATAGCTCCAATAATTTTTGTGCCATCCTGTAATCTAAAATCACCTGCTGTGTTGATAGCTGTTGCTGCATAATCATTTATATCTTCTTGATCAGAGAATCTTATAAACATATCATCCTGTGTTGTTGTATCTCCAATAGTTGTCTCTGTACCTAAATGAATTAAGTGACGTGTAGTTGGTGATATCAACGTTACTCTTGATGCAGTTGGATTACTACCAGTTGCAAAACCAGATGTTGTTGTAGATGCTCTTGTGGTTAATGGTGTTGCAGCTCCTGCATTCCATGTAAATGTTTTACCATTTGCAATTGTTGCAATCAATACTTGACCAAAGTTATCTAAACTCCATAGGCCAGGTTCTAAGACTACAGACGATGCACTTACAGCACTACCAAATCCAGAAAAGTTTGTAGCATTTGTTACAGTGCTTCCATCACTGTGTGCTTGTCCGTTTGATGTTCCAACAGTTGCTGTTCCATTTGCACCTCTGGTGATACCAGTTAAATCAGAACCAGCAATACCTGTGTATGTAATTAATTCGTTACCAACAGCGATTGTTCCAGCAGTTGGAAAACCAGATGTTGATGTTAAAGTTATTGCTGTACCAGATCCACCTGTACCAGCAGTGTCAGCAAGTAAAGCTCCGTTTAAAGTTGTCGTAGTAACACCAGATACAGTTCCGCCATAGTTACCAATACCAAAACCATAACCGT